TCCCCTTGCAGCTCGGGATGATCAAGCATGTACTTGGTCGCTTCCTTGGTGTTGGTTTCTTGTTTCTCACGGTCCTTTTCATCAAGTTCTTTGCGCGCCTTTTCAGAAAGGATTTTTGCTACCGGGTCTGAGATGACAGGAGCGGCGGCCAATTTATCTTGGATGTTTTTCCAATTATTAAGCACTGCGACCAATCGCTGGGCATCGGCGCCGTAAGCGGCGGTTGCGATCCGCATCTTCTCGATGGGGTCGGTCGTCGAATTGACGGCTTCGGCCACCCGATTAAGGACTTCCTCCTCCTGGATGTTTCCTGCGATGATGTCATCCTTGGCAAATCCTAGCGCCTTGAGCACTTGGAAATACTTCGAATGTTCGTCCTTGGCTTCGACAATCATCTCCTTGGACTTCTTGAAGGCATTGTTAATTTCTTCTTGAGAATAACCAAGTGATTCGGCGGCAAACTTCATGCGCTGATACATTTCGACGGTAGTACCGGCTTCCCGAGCGTTGCGTTCCAATGCTCCGCCGAAATCTACGGCATCTTTGATTTTCGCCTGTATTTCTTGAAACTTACCAGAAACGAATCCAAATAGCTCGTGGGCAATCATCAGCGGCCCGAACATGTGGAAAAGCGACTTGCCAATCTGGTTGCCGACGTTCTTCAGCTTGTAGTTGAACTTGTTCACCGCCTGGTCGACGACGCCGATGTCTGCCGCGGCCTTCTTCGTCACCTGTTCGGTGTCGGATTTGCCGACGAACTCGTACTCTAGCTTGCGGGAGGACATGTTCTTTACTTTGCCTTGGCGGCATCCTCGGCGGCCTTGGCCTCTTCCATGAAGCGCTCCTCTTCTGAGGTCATGATGGCGATGTCCGCCCCCTTGGCGACCGAGAAGGCCGTATTAAGCCAGACGGCCTGCCTCTCAGGCATCTCCCAAGCCCGCTGCTCTTCGATGCCGTTGGCGATGAGGTTCGCCACGATGGTAAGCACCCAAGGCACCCCTGCGCCGCCTGCCTTGCCCCTTTCGGTCTTCTCCCAGTACTTCGGCCAATCGTCCAGCCCGACATGATCGCGGAAGACGTTCACGGCCTTGACGAACAGGGCCTTGTCGCGGGTCATCTTCCAAGCCCACCAGCGGTCCGACCATGTCAGCGCCCCAATCTTCGACTCAGAGCAGACCTGCGCCGCAAGGATGAGGTCGGCGGGGGTGACTTCCTTTCCTTCCGTGACCAGGGCGGAATCCAGCGCCATCAGCGCCAGCCTATGCTTCAGGCAGAAGGGGAAAACGGAACGACCCAGAAAGCGCGTCTGGGTCGGTACCGTGAATGAATTGACGAACCGGCTGTCCATGGGGGTAGTGTCCCCCCTAGGACGCTCAGGGCAATTAGGAAGAGATGCCTTCGTAGCACTCGACGGAAATCGAGCACTTCACGAACTCCTTGGAACCGCCCTTTTCTTCGACCTTCGTGACGAATCCAGAGAAAGAGGTGCCAGCCGTGCCAGCCGGGTAGGAAGAGTTAGCGGCCACGGTGAACGTGACGATCGCGCCGAGGACCGGGACGGTGCCGACCTTGACGATGCCTTCGATGCTGAGCTCCGTCTTGCGGTTGTCCTGGCGGACAGTCTTCGTGATGCCGGTCTCATCGGTCACGGAATCCGTGTTCTCGAACGAAGCCGAGACGGTGTAGGACTGGACGTAAAGATTGCTGACGGTGCCAGCGACGCCGTAAAGGCAGGTAGTTCCGTGGGTGATAGCGGCCATTTGATTTTGCGGGGTCTGGCAACCTTACGCGGGAAGGACGGTGAGCAGGTTGAACGTGAACGAAGTGGCCCAGCTGCGGGTCTCGACGCCTTCGTCTTCCGAGCCCAGCGTGATGTCGTACAAAACCGCGTCGCCGGAGGCCGCGAAGACCGCCTTGAGGCTGGCGACGTCCGACATGATGCCGTCGACCACGGCGCAGCGGGCGCGGTGATCGGCGAGGGTCGTGTCGTCGGCGTTGGAGAATACCGTCATGCGGCACGTGCACATGTAGTTTCCAAGGCCTTCGGGGAGGTCGCCGGGAGCCCGGGCGGAATCGCACAGGGCGATGATTTTCGGGAGCACGTTGTCATCCAGGGAGTCGCCCGTATAGATGGCTACGCCAGCCAGTTCGGACTGGGCCGAGAGGTAGGTCTTGAGGTTGGTCTCGACGATGTGGCGGATGCTCTTGGTGCCCATAAAGTTGCTCGGGCTGGCAATCAGCGGTTAAACTTGCGGACGTTCCCAATCATCTCGTTCTCGAGGGCCCATTCGATGCGTTGGATGGCCTGTCCGTAGACGATGTTCGGAACGTCGAACTTGGTCGCCATCCCGTCGTTGTCGCCGTTCATGTTGGCGATGGTCAGGTTCGTCATGCTTACATCCGTCGACTTGGTGACCGACACCGGAGCCCCTGGGAAACGCTTGACGTAGCCCGAGACCGTCTTGCTCGCGAGCTTAGGGTTCCCCTTCTTGTTCTTCGGCAGCGGAAGCGAAGTCAGGACGTTCCACCAGCCTGCCTTGAGGAAACCAACCTGCCGCTGGCGTTCCTTGATGTAATTCATCAGGACGGACGTGCTCTCGACGAGGTACTTACCGCGGTAGTCGCCCATCCCCGCGCTGATCTTAGTCTTGCCTCCGCTCTGCCGCTTGGCGGCATCGTGCACGGCCCGCAGGTCGTTCGTGATAAGCGGGGTTCCGTATTCGGTCATCTTGACCGATGTCTGGTTGAAAAAATTGGCCGCCTTCTTGTACGCCCGGACCGCGTCGCCGTCTTGGATGATTTTATTTCCGACGATGGTGTCCAACGTCAGGCCGACCTGCTTGGCCTCGGACTGGGCTTTGATGAAGTCGCCCATGTTCCGCATCTTTGCGGCTCCCTGCATTCGCATCAAGATGATGGCGGCCGGAGCCCTGCCCTTGTCGTTGGCGGCCACGAAAAGGGATTTGACGTCTCGGTCAATGGCCCGATTGCCGACCATCTCGGCGGCCTTGCCTTCGCCCCCGCCCCCGCCCGGAGCCAAGGGAGGGGTGAAACGCATGGAGTCCAGGCACGCGTAAGCCGCGGAGCTGATGGCGACCGATTCCAACGAACGCCCGGTCTCGACCGAAAACTCCTGCAGCGCCTTCAGGAACTCCTGTTTTGACGCGACACGCAGCCCCATGGCTTACTGCGAGTCCTCGATGACCGTCAGGGTGATCCAAGCCGACCCGGCCTTGTGGATGCGGGACGAGATACGCAGATTGCGGTCCCCGAAGGTCAGTTTCTTGCCCAGGGCGAAAGCCGCCACGGGTACGTCGCCGCTAAGGGTCGGTCCAGATGCCCCAATAGACCCGTCTGGGAGGCTCCAGGAGGCCGTTACAGCGGGGAGGCGGACCGTGTGTAGGGTCTCGTGGTTGAAGCCCCCCGGGCCGAAGACCTGATTCTGGACCGGGTCGGAAAGCATGGCCTTGAAGGTCAGCGAGCCGTCAAAGGTCTGGCCTGCGATGCCGAAGTCAGCAATCTCTTCCTTGGCGTCGGCCAGAAACTCGGCGTAGAGGCTCATACCTTTGCGGAGATAGGCAAAAAAAAGACCCCCATCGCTGGGGGTCAGTTTCAAGGCCTTTCGGCCGCCGATTAGGCGGTGGTGAGGCGGACGAGGCTCGTGGCGCGACCGACGGCGGCACCGAAGAGGAGCGTCGCGGTGACGTTGTAGTAGCCGCTCTGTTCCTGACCCATGAGGATCTGGATGGAGAGACCGCTCTGGTCGTCGGTGGCGACGGCCATGTCGAAGCCCGGGATTTCCGAGTAAGGCAGACCAGCGGCCACGGCGATGGCGTCAGCGCCACAGGCGAAACCAGCGAGGTTCTCGGAGTTGGTCGGGAGGGTGCTCCACATGTAGGAGTTGGCGCCAGCGACGAAGCCAATCTTACCGGAGGAGATGACAGGGGCCTGCAGGCCGAGGACACCGATCAGCTGCGAGTCCGTGAGGAGACCGTTAGCGTAGGTCGGGTTCAGGACGAAGGAGCGGGGGTCGCCAGCGCGAGCCTGGTCGAGGGTCTGCTTCGCCGTGATGAGCTCGGCGTAGGAGAGGGAGGCGCCGGTGTTGATGGAGGCCGAGTAGTTGGCGGCGATCAGGAGGGCGGCGACTTCACCGAGGGCGGCTTCAGCGATAGCGACCGCGGCCGTCGGGGTGAAGGCGTTCACGAGGTACTGGGCGCCGTAGGACTTGACGTCCAGGGGCGAGAAGCGGGCGCTGTACTTGAAGTGCTTCAGGGTGACGGTGGCGGCGGTCAGGTTCGCGTCGTCGCCGGTGAGGTAGCCACCAGTCGAGAACTGCGAAGCGGTACCGTAACCGACGAGGGGAACCTGGACGGCCTTACCAGCCTGGCCTTCGAGGGCCGTGAAGACCTTCGAGAAACCATCGAGGGAGGGGAGACGACCGCGGATCGCGGCGATGACGGACTCCGCCAGGACGGCCGGAGCTGCAACAATAGAATTAGCCATAGTAGTGTGTTAGGAGATTAGGGGTGAGGAAATTAGATGGCGGCCTTGATGATGGCGGCCTTGTGGGCGTTGAAGTAGTCCGTGCGCTCCTTGCCGACAGGCAGGGACATGAACTTCTCCAGATGGTTGACGGCCTCGGGGGTCGCGGCGCCTTCCACAGGGAGGGCGGTCGGAGCCACGCCGACGGAAGCGGCGATCACGGCGGCCTGCTTGGAGGCGCTGACCTTGGACTGTTCGAGGTCGGTGGCCTTGGCCTTGAGGGCGGCCAGTTCGGCGCCCATCGCTTCGAGGCTGGCGCTCAGTTCGGCGACCTTGGCATCCTTGGCGGCCGCTTCGACCTTGAGGGATTCAAGTTCAGCGGAGGCGCCGACGGTGAGCTTCTCGATGGTCGCACGGAGGTCGTCACGCTCGCCGGTGAGGGCGGTGGCGGTGGCAACGGCAGCGGAGAGTTGTTCTTCGATGGTCATCTTGGATTTGCAGGGGGTGGCAACTTAGCGCTTCATCATCGGGGTCTTGCCGGGAGTCAGCACGCCGCCGAGATTGAAGGTCTGTACAGCCTGGTTAAAGTTGTCGTAGATGCCCGTCACCATGCCGTTCTGGGCGGCCTGCTTGCCCGAGAAGGTCTGACCTTCCATGGCGGAAGCGGGGACCATCTTGCGCTTGTTCAGCACGGCTCCCTTGAAGTCTTCGTGAATCGCGTTGATGTTCGCCTGCAGGTTCGCGAGCTGCTCTTCGGTGGCGACAGTTCCTTCCACGCCGATGCCCTTATGGATGCCCGACTTGATCAGGATGGATTTGAGTCCGGCCATGTCGTAGGCCTTGGAAAGGTCGGTCAGGTTCATGTATACGCCGACCGAACCGACGGTGGACGAAGGGCTGGCACCGACTCTGTCAGCAGCCGAACCAATCCAATAGGCGGCGGAGGCCATTTCGGAATCCGTGTAAGCCATCGTGGGTTTGCCGAAGTCGCGGATGATGTTGGAGGTCTCCTCGACGCCCGTCACCGTGCCGCCAGGGGAAGAGATGTGCAAGGCGAGGCGCTTGACCTCGGGGTTCTGCTTCATGCCGTGCAAGGTCTCGCCGATGTCGTTCAGGTCGACGGCGCCCATCATCTTCTCGACAGGGCTCAGGCCCTTGCCGATGACGCCGACGATCGGTACGACGCCAGTGCCATCCTCGGTCACGTAGGCCTCGGGGGCCTTGGCGAAGAACTGCGAGAGCATGTCCGTGAAGCCGAACTTCTCGGAAATCTCGGCGTACATGGCCGCACGCACCGGGTCGATAAGCATCGGCTCGCGGAGCCGCATGGAGTTGAGGAGGAAGCGCATGTTATTCTTTGGAAGTGGATTCGGGGCCTTCGGCGGTCTCGCTCTCGGGCATCTCGGACTCGTTCGGGCCTTCGTTGCCTCCGGGTTCGTCCTCGGCCAGCGGGGCAATGGTGCCGGGCTGGACGTTCTGGGGCATGTAGAGCAGCTCGAACGGGATGTTGTTCGTCTCGGCGAGTTCGGCGAGGAAAGCCATGTCGGATGCCCGCTTCTTCATCTCGGTACGGAAGTCGAGGCCGCGGTCGCCGTAGATTTCGCCCCAGCCCTTGACACCGGCGAAGAGGTCGGCACGGTCGGCGGCGGAATCGCGTCCCGCATCGACGGTTACGCTGCGGGGTTTCGTCCAGGTCGTCTTGTTCCAATTCGGATCGTCGGGGAGTTCGCCGTCGGCGATGGCGTTGCCGATGATGTAACCCCAGGTCGGGACGCACATCTGGTTTTCAAGGATGCCCTGATACTTCTGGAACACGCGGGCCGCTTTGGCCGTGATGAGACGGACGGAAGCGCCGCCCAGCTCCGAGATGTCGTCGACGAACTCCCAAGGCAGGCCGCCCATGCTGATTTCTTTGCGAAGGGCCTTGATGAAGCCCGTCCACGCAGCCGAGGGGCGGTTTGAGGAGAAGGACTGGAAGTCTTCGCCGGGTTCAAGGGCGATGAGTTTGCCGCCCATTCGGGAATGGACGTTGGCGTAGTCGGAAGCGAGACCGGCGCCAAGTTCGTGAGCCAGAGAGTCGTCGACGTAGCCGCCGTTCTTCTTGATGACGCGGGTCACGTCGGCGTTGTCCTTGGCGGCGAGTTTCTCCAGCTCGAGCAGGTCCATTTCGTCCTGCACGCTGTTGATGCTATGCTGAAGCACCGGCACGCCACGAGCGCCCGAGGCGTATTCGTGGTCGACGATGTGCATGATGGACTGGGCCAGAATCTGTCGGTCCGTGCCGTCTGAGCGGTAGACGTTCACGGCGATGAACTCGCCGTAGGGGCCGAACTGGATGCCATCGTGCATGCCCTCGGGCGGAATCTCGCCCTGGATGGGATTGCCGACGCGGTGGGCTTCCATCAGCTGCAGCTTGGCGTCGCCTGCGCCGTTGCGGACCTTGGCGATGAAGGCGTCACCGTCGCGGAACATCGCCCGGATCATGATAGCCTGAGCCTGCCAGAAAGAGAAGCGGTTCGTGATGTCGATGAGGCGTGCCTTCTCGTTGAAGTAATCCTCGTACATCCGCGCCTTATCCGGGTCATCGGCGTGGGACTGAGGCTTGATGCCGTCGCCCACCGTGTAGAGCACTACGTCCTGCAGGATTTGACGGAAGAGGCCGCTGTTACGTTCCGCCCAGCGGCACTTCTTGATCATCGCCAGCCTGTCGTAGGCCGACATGTCGCGACGCAGGTCCTGCGGGGCCGAGCCGTAAAGGGAACGACGCAGGCGGGTGATGCCCGTGGACTGCCAGCCCTGATACGAAGCCTGCGGCTTCATCTTCGGGTCTTTCTTGGCCGTCGGAACCTTGGGCGCCGACAGTTTCTTGCGGGGGGCTGGCTTGGGCATGGTTTAGAAGTCGATGCGGTTGTTCCAGTTGGTCGTGACCACCGGAGAGCGTCGGCCATAGCGGGACGGGTCGAGCTGCGAGAGGGCGTAATTTGCTTCCGACAGGACGTCGCGGGGCGGCATCGCGAATGCCTTGTTCGCGGACGAGCCGGAGTCGCTGTAGGAAAGCAGGGTCTTGCCCTCGAGCATGAACGACAGAGCCTTGTCGCGGATCGCGAGAATCTGCTCTTCAGGGAGGCCGACGAATAGTCCTTGTGCCATTTGCTATTGCTTGGACAGGCAAACGGGGAAGAGGCCGCCAGCGGGTCCCATGCCCGTATTGCACCACGTCGCACTTCCGCCGACGGCCTCCGTATCTGCCACGATGGGCATCCTCACGCGGAAGGCAAGTCGGTCTCCGAGGCTTCTTTGCCGACGATACCCCAGCGGACGGCCGACAGCAGGGCCAGCAGTTCGCAGTCTAGGGCGTGGTTGTCCAGTTTCCCGGCGGGGAGAATCCACTGGGGCTTCCCCGATCGTTTGTCCTTCACGCGGACTTCCGCATTCAGTTGGTCGACGTAGTCCGCCGACGCATCGCGGGGGAAAGTGAAGACCTTGCGGGAACGCAGGCCGTGCAGCAAGTCTTTGCCCGCCAAGTTCGACCAGGAGATGAGTTCCGCCCGTTCCGCCAGCCCGGGCACAAGGATGCGCTGTTTCTCCGAATAAAAGCGGCGGATGGTCCGGCCGTTCTTGTCGGTCACGGCGAAGTCCTCGTTCCCTGAGCCCTTGGCGCATTTCCAGCGGCGCTTGGTGGCCTCGCGGTAGACCTCTTGCGTATTGTCTCCAGAATCGACCAACACGAAGGCAGAATTTACGCCGTGCGTCTTGAGGAAGGACTCCACGTTCCCCCACGTCTCGATCTTGGCGAACGCCATCAGGCGGCTATGCCCGGAGGTCGCCCACCTGCGGACAACGACCCAGAAGTGGCCGCGCTGGACGTCGACTCCGGCCGTGCGGAAGGGCGTGGACTTCTCGGGGGCTCCTTCCCGGTCGACGACTTTGCCGCGGGGAGTGACGACGGCCTCGTTCGCCCAGTCGTCGGCGAGGGCGTAATCGGAAGCCTCCGCAAGGTTCACGATGTCACCGCCTTCCTCGCTCCAGGGCATCGCCAATCGCTTCTGCTTGAACACCCGGCGGGGAGCGTCGTCGCCGTAGAGGTCGTTCGCTTCCTTGGCCTTGAGCATCATCACGCCCAGCTCGCCCCAGCTCATCGTCGCCAGCGAGTTCCAATGCAAGCCGACGTGCCCGGTGTTCGCGCTGACCGACGTCGCCACGAATTGGCCCTTTAGGTTGGCCTCATAGCGACTGGCGTTCGTGTCGGGCAGACGCGTCAGGCATCCCGAACATTCGTATGTCGTGCCCTTCGCCACCTTCGACAGATTCCACGTCCCCGCCTCCTTGGCCTCCTCGGGGAAGCGGACCTGCTCCCAGACCCAAGGCTGAAGTTTCTGGCAGCGAGGGCAGACGAAGTTCCAGTCTCGCTGATCGGTGGTCTCGTGCAGCTGATGGAACTCCTGCCCGGCCTTTCCGCCCTGGGACATGAAGATGCGCTTGCCCATCCAGCCGAACGCCGTGACGCGCGCGGAGGCCTCGACGAGGTGCGACGGCGGGGCAAGCCAGCATTCGTCGGCGATGACATAACGAAGCGACAGGCGCTGAAGGTTCGACTCGTTCCAGATGCCTCGGCAGTAGACCGTCATGCGGTCGAAGTCCGCCGTCGTCGAGCGGTCCATGTCTTCCTCTTTCAGTCGTGCCAGGACAGGCGGGCAATTCTTCCAGACGGGTCGGAGATAACGGATGGCGAAGTCTTTGGCCTCGGGGTCGTTGGCTTGGAGGACCATGCAGGGCCCGGGTGCGTTCGCGATGATGTGGCAGGTGAACAGGCGGGCGAAGAGGGACTTGCCCGATTGGATGCTGGCGAGGACCGTCATCATCCGCGTCTCGGGGTCGGCGGCGATGCGCAGCGCTTCCGCGATCCACGGCGTGCGGTCGGAACGGAACGGCCCCGGCATCGGCGAGTCAGGGATGGCGTGCACGTTGGCCTCGAGCCATTCGACGATGTCCCCGCTGTCCGACGGACGCAGGACGGAACGACCGATGGCGATCAGGTCGGACTTATTCATCGGCGCTCAGTTCGGAACGCGTCTTCCTCGCCCAGGCTTCCAACGCCTTGACGGCCTTCGCCGGGTTCTCGGGGTTGCAGGCCTCGGCCACGTCCAGCGCAAGCTTGTCGAGGCGGTTGACCATCTCGGCGGTGAGTTGGCGCATCGCTTCGGCCGCTTCCTTGGCCGTGATGTATTCGCGGGAAAGGATGAGACGACGCTCCTGCTCGGCCTCGAGGTCCAGCAGCTTGCTCGTCGCTTGGTTGAACTGCGTATGGTACTTCGCCTGGTTCGGGTCGCCGCCTTCCATCGCCGCCCGCCAGATGTCGCGGGCTCGGCTGACATCTTCGTTCTGCTTCCTGATGCGTTCAGCCAGGGAGCCGTCGTCCAATTCCGTCGCGTCGACCTGCGGCGCATGGGCTTTCCGGGCGGCTTCGCGGTTCGCACGCCACGCCAAAGCGGCCTCGACGGAGTGCGTCGGCATGCCGTCCCGCTTGAGCACGCTGATCCGTTGCGGAGTCACGCCCAAGGCGTTCCCTAACTCGAGATTGGTCAAGGCGTTCAATGCGGTTAGGGAAATAAGGGGTTTTTGCTGATTTTCTCAGCGATTTTTCCCCGTGGTGCTTCGCCA